GGTAAGCCACTGTCTACCGATGCTCAGTATGAGTACTGGATGACCGCTGCTTCTTACTTGACTTACGGAGGAATCCTCAAAGTCGTAAGAACTGACGGTGATTCGCTGGTAAACGCAAACGCAGGTGTCGGAGCTGCCAGCACCACTACTCTGAAGATTAAAAACTACGACGACTATATCAACAACTATAGTGAGGCAACTAACTTCACTTATGCTGCTAAGCACCCTGGTCGTTGGGCAAACAACCTTAAGGTTTGCTGGATTGATGACAAGGCAGACCAGATCATCGGTATTACAACCACCGATCTTAATAACGCTGGTGCAAGAATTGGTTTCGGTGTAACTTCAGTTCTCTCTGGTGTTGTTGTTGCAGGACTTGGAACGACCTCTGCGTTTAGTGGTTATCTGAAAGGCATCATCACAGGTGTCAATACTGATGCAACTGGTGGACAAAGCACGATCGAAGTTAAGATTGTTTCTCAGGTAGAAACAGTTGGTTCATCATCAACTGAAACTAAGATCGAATATGCTGAAGGAACAAGTGCTAAGTCGTACTCAACAAGCGATTCACTGTTCTTCGTAAATAATTCTGGTATTAACACTGGATTATCTGCATCCGCTGCATATACTCCAAGAACAATCGAAGACTGGTACGATCAACAAACTCTGGGCCTTACCAACACTACAATCTTCTGGAAAGAGATTGCACCTAGACCAACAACTAACGTCTATGTTGATGATAGAGACGGTCATAACGATGCCGCTCACATCGCAGTTGTAGATGATCAGGGAACTGTTACTGGAATCAGAGGCAATCTGATTGAGAAGCATATCAGCATCTCTAAGGCATTTGACGCTATCTCTAACGTCAACTCTCCTCAGAAGATCTGGTACGAAAACTACCTTGCAGACTTCTCCGATAACATCTATGCAGGTGGTAACCCATCGAACGCAATCGATGCGTATCATGGAACAACTCCAGTCGCAACTGGATTCTCCACTTATTCTGGTACTAAATCTGAATCCTTCACTCCAATCTCCACTGGAGATGGTCTGTGGGGTCAGAACGCTCAGGGAATTACTTTTGCCGCTATCGGTAATACTTCATACACCCTGACAAGTGGTGAGGATTATTCTTCACAAGGCGGAATGCAACCAGCACTTGGTAAGGTAATCTCTTCTTACGGTCTCTTCTCTAACAAAGATGAGATTCAAGTTGATTACCTGATCATGGGTCCTGGCGGATTTAACTCTGAGTCGGAGTCACAAGCAAAAGCAAACTACATCATCTCTGTTGCTAACAGCAGAAAGGATTGTGTTGCTACAATCGGTGCTCACAGAGGAAACGTTGTCAACGTTACCAACACCGATACACAGACCAATAACCTGGTGAACTATTTCAGTTCACTGCAGTCTTCATCCTATGCGGTGTTCGACGCAGGTTATAAGTACATGTACGACAGATTCAACAATAAGTTCCGCTATGTGCCTTGTAACGGAGACGTTGCAGGTCTCATGACTAGAACTTCGATTGTTGCTTATCCTTGGTTCTCACCTGCTGGTCAGCAGCGTGGAATCATCAACAATGCAATCAAACTTGCATACAATCCAAATAAGGCACAAAGAGATCGCCTGTATCCTCAGAGAGTTAACTCTATTATTACTCAACCTGGACTTGGAACTCTCTTGTTTGGTGACAAGACCGCTCTTGGTTATCAGTCAGCATTCGACAGAATCAACGTCCGTCGTCTGTTCCTCACTGTTGAGCAAGCACTTCAGAGAGCAGCAGAAGCTCAACTCTTTGAACTTAACGATGAACTGACCAGAGCAAACTTTAAGAATATCGTCGAACCATATCTCCGCGATGTTCAGGCAAAGAGAGGCATCTTCGGATTCCTCGTTGTTTGCGATACTTCAAACAACACTCCTGATGTCATTGATAACAATGAATTCAGAGCAGACATCTTCCTGAAGCCTGCGAAGTCGATCAACTACGTCACCCTCACATTTGTTGCCACCCGCACGGGCGTCAGCTTCGAGGAAGTAGCTGGTAGAGTTTGATATTAATCGATAAATAACCACTAGGAGGATACAACAATGGCAACTACCAGAGAGAACAGAACAATCTCCGACTTTAAGTCGAGACTTGTTGGGGGCGGTGCCCGCCCCAATTTGTTTGAAGTTAGAATGACCGATCTGCCTGACTTCGTTGACGACTGGCCTTCCGAAACTTTCCAGTTTATGTGTAAGGCTGCAGCACTTCCTGCATCCAACATCGCAGCAATCGATGTTCCTTTCCGAGGTCGTATTTTCAAGGTTGCTGGAGACAGAACCATTGATACATGGACAATTACCGTTATCAATGATGAAGATTTCAGAATCCGTAATGCGATGGAGCAATGGATGGATGGAATCGCAAAACTCAGCAACAACCTGGGTGCAACCAACCCATCTGCATATATGAGAAATGCAACCGTCTTCCAACTTGGAAGAGGTGCAACTCCAAGAAGCGTCAACTCTGATGGAGAAAGAAACGCTGTTCTCGCAGAATACGAGTTCATCGATATTTTCCCAACTAACATCTCTCAGATTGATCTTTCATATGATTCTTCAGATACAATTGAAGAATTTACCGTCGAATTCCAGGTTCAATCCTTTAACCTGAACGCAGCGGGCGGTCCTGACGACTAATAAATAGTCGTATAAGATCACGTAAAAATAAATCATGTCCAAGTTATTTGGGTTCTCGCTTGAGGACAATGAACCACTATCTCCCGGAGCGGTCTCCCCCATTCCTCCTAACAATGAGGATGGGGTTGATCACTACATGAGTAGTGGTTTTTTTGGTCAGTATGTTGATCTGGAAGGTGTTTATCGCACTGAATTTGAGCTGATTAAAAGATATAGAGAAATGGCACTTCACCCGGAAACGGATAGTGCCATTGAGGATATCGTAAATGAAGCGATTGTCTCTGACAGTAATGATAGTCCAGTTGAGATTGAACTCTCAAACCTCAATGCCAGCGATGGTATTAAAAATAAAATTCGTAAAGAGTTTAAGTATATCTTAGATCTACTTGATTTTGATAAAAAAGCACATGAAATCTACAGAAACTGGTATGTAGATGGAAGACTATATTACCATAAAATTATTGATTTAAAAAACCCACATGAGGGTATCCAGGAGTTACGATACATTGACGCAATGAAAATGCGTTATATTCGTAAGCAAAAGAAAAAGAAAGAAGATAGATTAAGTCAGGCACAAAGACTGACTAACGCTAACTCCAATCCCATGGACTATGAGTTCCCTGAGATTGAAGAATACTTTATGTACAATCCTAAGTCAGTTTATCCAACTGGCAACCCACAAATGACTGGTGCAAGTCAGGGTATTAAGATTGCAAAAGATGCCATTACATATTGCTCTTCTGGTCTGGTAGATCGTAATAAAGGCAATACACTTTCATATCTTCATAAAGCGATTAAATCACTCAATCAATTAAGAATGATTGAGGACTCACTGGTCATCTATCGTTTAAGTAGAGCACCAGAACGTCGTATTTTTTATATTGATGTTGGTAATCTGCCTAAGGTAAAAGCAGAACAATACCTGCGTGACGTAATGATGCGTTATCGCAATAAACTTGTATACAATGCAAACACGGGAGAAATCCGTGATGACAAAAAACATATGGCTATGCTGGAAGATTTCTGGTTGCCTAGAAGAGAAGGAGGACGTGGAACTGAAATTTCTACTCTTCCAGGTGGACAAAACTTGGGAGAAATTACAGACATTGAATATTTTAAAAAGAAACTTTATAGGTCCCTTAACGTACCTCCAAGCAGAATGGACGGAGAAGGTGGATTTAATTTGGGTAGATCTTCTGAAATCCTCAGAGATGAACTGAAATTCACTAAGTTTGTTGCTCGTTTAAGAAAAAGATTCTCTTACATGTTCAATGACATGTTAAAGACTCAACTCATTCTTAAGAATATTTGTACTCCTGAAGATTGGGAGATCATGAGTGAGCATATTCAGTATGATTTCCTCTATGATAATCATTTCTCTGAACTTAAAGAAGCAGAGTTAATGAATGAGAGACTTACTCTTCTTCAGACTGCAGAACCATATATTGGTAAGTATTACTCTCAAGATTATGTTCGCCGTAAAATTCTGCGTCAAACTGATGTAGAAATCCTTGAGCAAGACAAGTTGATCAAAGACGAAATTGCAAAAGGAGTTATTCCAGATCCTGCAACGATTGACCCTGCAACGGGTCAACCATTTGATACTGGTGCAAATATGGATTTGGGTCAACCTCAAATGGAACCCGAAGTTGATGGATCTGCAACTGAAGCACCAGAACTGCCAAAAGGCGGTGAGATCTAATTTATAAATAAAGTATACTATTTAACACTAGATATGGACGATCTTTTGGATATGATCACGACTGATGAGTCCCCTTCTCAGATCAGTGACAAGATTAAGGAAGTTCTTTTTGCAAAATCTGCAGAAAGAATTGATGCATATCGCCCGAATGTAGCGTCTCAACTCTTTAATGATGAAGACATCGAAGTTGAAGTTGATGATGAGATCGGTGGCGAAGAAGGGGAGTGATTATAAATAAATAAAAATTCTATTTAAAAATGGCTAGGATATTAGTTTCTGCTGGTGAAACAAGCATCGCCGCAGGCGCTGGAAACACCACAACTGTTGATAATGCACGATTTGTCAGAATCGTAAATGATTCTGGCGCAAAAGCGATTGTTCATTTAGTAGATGCTAACAATTCCGGTATTGGTTCTGTAACTCTCTTGAATAACGCCGTTGAGATTATTGAGAAGCATCCCGAAGATGGTATCTACTATCTTGGATCTGCCAATATTAGACTGGCAAGAATAGGAATCACTAACTAAGAAAAATGAAACTTATCAGAGAAGAAATCGAAACAGTTGAGTTTCTTGTCGAACAAAAGAACGGCAAGAAATCAATGTATATTGAGGGAGTCTTCCTTCAGGGAAACATCAAAAACCGTAACGGTCGTATGTATCCTATGGAGACACTTCGCCGTGAAGTTTCTCGTTATAACGAAAACCATGTTGTTTGTGGTAGAGCACTTGGTGAACTCGGTCACCCTGATGGTCCTACTGTCAACCTTGACCGTGTTTCCCACAAGATTGTTTCTCTGAAAGAATCTGGTTCTAACTTTGTTGGTAAGGCAAAAATTTTGTCAACACCAATGGGTAAGATCGCTGCTTCTTTGGTAGAAGAAGGAGTAAAACTCGGCGTTTCCTCTCGCGGTATTGGTTCTCTTAAAATGACCCGTGAGGGTGTAAACGTTGTTGGTGACGATTTTATGTTAGCAACTGCTGCTGATATCGTTGCTGATCCTTCCGCACCTGATGCATTTGTTGAGGGTATTATGGAAGGAAAAGATTGGGTATGGGATGGAGGAATCCTGCGTGAAAAGTATGCTGAAAAAACATACAAAGAGATTAACACTCTCGTAACTCAAAAACAACTCGAAGAGAAAAAATTGGATCTCTTCAATGACTTTCTCAATAATCTTTGATAACTGATAAAGTTTTCTAATTTATAAATAAATATAGTTTTAAATAACGGAAAAACGGAGAGTTCAAATGTCTCGTGGTAAAAAATTACAAGAAATGGAAGTAAAGACACAGCAATCCAAAACCGCTGTTAATTCTGGAGCAAAGCCTGCAGATCCAATGCCTACCATGGCAGATCCTGGCACCCAGTTGGCATCGGTAGAGGATCTCGGTGGTCCTACCCCAGAAAACTACAAGCCCGACGATGATTCAGCAAAGCTGAAGGAACCCGGCGGCACCCTTAAGCAAGTAAGAGATGTAGTAACCAAGAGTGCTGGTAAGGCAGATCCAATGCCTGCTGGTATGAAGGAAGACGAAGAACTCTCCACCGAAGACACCATCGAAGAAGAAGAGACCGTGACTGACGAAGTAGTTGCAGAAGAAGAAACCACTGAAACTGTCGCTGAGTATGACATTGAAGAAGATGTCAATGCTCTTCTCGGTGGTGAAGAACTCACCGAAGAATTCAAAGAAAAGGCAAAGACCATCTTTGAAGCAGCAATCAACGCTAAGGTTGCTCTTGTACAAGAGGAACTGGAGCAAAAGTATGCTGCAGCACTGCAGGAAGAAATCGAAACTGCTAAGGAATCCCTTGCAGAGCGTGTCGATTCTTACCTGGAGTATGTCGCTGACGAGTGGTTCACTGAGAACTCCCTCGTTATCGAACATGCACTGAAGTCCGAAATGACTGAGAGCTTCCTCTCAGGCATGAAGACACTTTTTGAAGAACATTATGTATCAATCCCTGAAGATAAGTATGATGTGCTTGAGAGCATGGTAGAAAAACTTGATGATATGGAGACAAAACTCAACGAGCAGATTGAGAAGAACATCACTCTGAACGGTCGTCTCTCCGAGGCAACTGCAGAAGGAATCTTTGAATCAGTTTCTGATGGACTCGCTTCCACTCAGAAAGAGAAGCTCGCTTCACTTTCCGAAAGTGTAGAGTTTGAAAGTGAGAGTCAATATCGTGAAAAACTGGAAATGCTGAAGGAGTCATATTTCTCCGGTAAAGCACCAGTCGCTAAGTCCGAAACCCTTTCCGAAGGCGTAGACCAGTCTCCTGAGTTCCACTCGGATTCTATGAGCGCATATCTCAGAACCCTGGGTTCTTTCGGTAAGCAAAACTGAATTTAACATTAAACAAACACTAACTTTATAGGTAACCGCAAATGTTCCAATCCGAACAGTTGCAGGAAAAGTGGGCACCT